TATTCTTATTTTCAGCGTCATGCGGTAGCCACCAGTCCTTATAGATATAGCCTTTGTCTTGCAGGACATGGACATAGTGATCTATTGTTTTCTGGCAGTTTTGGTAGAAATCTATTACCCTAACCTCGCCACCGGGTATGGTCTGGACAAACCAGATAGATGTCATATCTGCCCAGCCTAAGTCCCAGAATGTATTAACGACAATTGACTTGTCAATAATGAAGTCTCTGATGCGGTTTTCTTCCTGCGCCTTGCGTAGCTCGTTGGCATATACAGCGCCATCCAGCATCTGCCTTGTGTGGCCCTCCCAGATGTTTAGATAGGAATCTTGGTCTTTTGACTTTAATTCCTCAAGTTCATTTTTTAAGACATCTGGAAACCACGGGTTATCAGACCAGTTAACTTTTCTGATTTGAGCATTTGCAGGTGGGTTTACGACAAACCGCCTGTAGGTTTCATCTGTATCTAGGTCAGGGTTGAATGTGACCCATATCTCAGATTCTGGCTTTCTGACGGTTGGAATAAGCACTTCCCAGCTTGTCTTGCTTACGCTTTGCCCTTCCTCAACCCAGCAGATGTTTACACCCTCAAATGACTTGATGGATGTAATGTTATGTTTAAGACCAGCAAAACTGAACTCTGAGCCGTTTTTCCCATAGATTGCCGTTCTCTGTATGTCAAAAAACGATTCAAGCCCCATAGCCTTTATTTGGTCTGCCAGAAGCGTGATTACGGAGTCGTGTATTGAGTTCTGTAGTTCACGCGCACAAAGCACCCTAATAGGCTCTTGGACTGCTCTGGCGATCAATGCCCTAGCTACCCCCCATGACTTACCAGAACCTCGCCCTCCGTACAGGATTTTGTATCTGGCTGGCTCAAATAGGAAGTCTAGCTTTTCAGGGAAGTCTAGTTCAAGTTCCATCTGGGCGAACTAACTTGATGTTGATGCCAGAGATTTGGATTGCGCCGCCACCCTCTCCAGTTAGCTGCATTGGCATTACCTTGCCTAGAAGACCCATAAACGCTTGTGGATGGCTCTTTGCTTTCTCCTCTAGGTAGGTTACTCCACCAACCCTGTCCAGAGCCTCTACGATCATCTCACGCAACATGGCATTGCCTTTATCTAGACTGCCTTTAGGTCTGCCAGCACCTTCTCTAGCGCCACCACGATGTGAAATGTTTGATTGTTTTTCATTCATAGTTGAATCCCTTTCGGGTTGTTCAAGTTAGTGTTTGCAAACTATTTTAATCTAAAAGACCGCCGTTGCGTTCAAGAATCTTTAATAGTTCTTCGTTGCCGGGGAACACGACAAAGTTGGATGTTCCTTGACCAGCACCGCGAGAGCCTTGGTCTAAGTAGCGAATGCCGGGAATGCCCATGCTTTTAAGTTGTTCAGATATTTCCTGCCCCGCCATCCCGCTTTTTACAATTTCTTCCCCTGTCGGGTTGTCCCATGTCCTCAAAACCCCTTTTTGGTCAACCCACCTATCATCAAATGGCTTTGGCGCTTGATTCCATCCCAAGTTTTTCGGGGTAAGCGCCGCCTGCACATCAGGATGCTGCTCACTCAGCGGCTTATCCCAATCCAGCATCTTTGCGATCTGTTCGTCTGGGAGGTCTACTTTGTAGAGGGAGCCTGTAGTCTTTAGCGGTTTTGCATAGTCACCAGACTCAAGCATCTGCAAAGTATCTGTCAGTAACTTCTTTTGCGGATGATCAGGTTGTGATTCAAGAACAAATTTCAGATCGTCAGCCGCGTACTTAGGGTTCCCAGTAAGATTTACTAAACGCTGTGCGTTGGCATGAGCATTTAATCTTCCTTGATTTGCCATGTCTCTATTTGCAAGATTCACAGCATAGCTTCCAGCAACATCCTTGCTTTCAGCTAGATACAACCCATGCCCATACGCCTGCGCTCCTTCGCCTGTGCCGATCTTGCTTGAGTCGAACTTGGAGAACTTGTGTGGGCTTCCATGCCATACAGTCATACCAACAGGGTTGTAGGCTTCTGCCATTAGATCGCTTAGTTGGTTTTGATATGGGCCTTTAAATGATTTGGTTGCCAGATATTCATCTGTTGCCTTTTGGCTTAGTTCATCAAATGCTTTTGCTCGGTCTACTCCATAACTTATGATTTGCTGTAGGCTTTCAATAGGATTTCCGAGCAAGTCAGCTAACTTGCGCTTTGCTACGTTTCCTTGACTGTATAAGCTACCGAGAAGTCCGGGCATGATGTTTATGCTGTCTCAACAAGCAACATTGATTGCAATTGTTTTATTGCGTTTTTAATCATGTTTGGCTCATCTAAGGTTTGTCAAGGTTAGTTAATACTTTATTCTAACAAACTTTTTAATATTTTGTCTTCTTGCTGAGAAGCATCTTTTTCTGGATGATAGCCAAACTCATGGATTGAATCTGCATTTGTCCATACTTCTTTAGCTTTTACTTTTTTGCTAATAATTTTATATTTACCATTTAATGCGTGTTCACCATGATCTTTTGCATATTCTTTAGTTAGTGTTACCCAATCACCTGCGTTAATAGTGCTTATATCATTGCTAGGCTCATCAGACATTTTTCGTAATTTATCACGCTCATCATATGCAGCGTCATACCATTTACTGCCATTAGAGTAATTTTCAGCGTCTTTTGGTAAAGTTCCACGCTTCATGTAAGCAGACATTTGCTTTTCTAAAGTAGCTAATTTTTCTGAATTAGATTCTTCTTTTGGAACAGCACGATATATTGTTACAAGCGCATTTGGCTTGTCTTTATATTGTTGAGCAATAGAAAAAGCCTTTTGGTCATAAGGCATATTTCCACCATAGTATTGTGCAGCTTTTGATGAATACACATCAGCAGGGTACATCTGACCACCACCAGTTAAATCATACAATGGCGCACCAAAATCAGGGCTTGGTGCTTGATGACTACCACGATAGTTTGTAACTTCTTGACCAAGCAGACCAGTCTCAGGCGTAGGCGCAATGCGTTGTTGCATTTGAGGAGATACAAGATTTACAGATGAATTCTCATCAATCATCTTGTAAACATCTTCAAGCGTTGCATCTGGCATATTAGGCGGTCTTCTGCCTAATCTATAAGCAGTTGTAGCTGCTGCCTTAGATGAAACTTGACCCTGCATATCTGGGAAGTCTTGCAATACTCTTGATTGCAACAAACCACCAACTCCTTGACCACGGAATGTTTCTGGTACTTCTAAACCCAAAACAGACGCTGTATTGTCAGGACGAACCAGAACTTCGATTGACCCACCAGTTCTAGGGTCTGTATATCTAATTCTTTGTGAGCCTTCACCAAAAATCTCGGATGCATCTCGTTTTGCAATATCCAATAATCCTTGTTGACCGACATCTTTAATGCTTGCACCTACTGGCAAACCTTTAGTAGCTCGCATCAATGCTCTAGAAGCTGGCGCAGCAAATGGCGCAACATTCATCAATGCGTCAGCAGTCTCAGGCTTTAGCAATGGCACATTGGCACGATTTACATTGGTCAATGCGTTTAGCAGACCAGTAGGACTTTCAGCATAAGCTGCTCGTTCTACAGTCTTAGGGATTCCTGTGCTTTCCAACAAACTAGCTAGACCTTGCATCTGCTGAGTTCGTTGTCTATCCTTCATGTATCCAAGTAAGCCTTGAATAATATCGTTAGACAACCCTATTAATGGGTTAGCATAAGGAGTAGCCCTTAAATCATCCATTACTTCATTCTGCCCATCTTACGAGCAGCTTCGCTAATAGCAATGGCTACTGCTTGTTTGGGATTCTTTACAACCTTGCCGTTTTTGCCAGAGTGAAGTTCACCCTTGCCAAATTCGTGCATGACTGCGCCAACCTTTTTTTGACCGATTTCGTTAAGTTTGACCTTTTTCATTTCTTTCCCTTTGGCTTTGAGAATTTGTAGGCCATTGATTGCCAGTCGTTTTGTTCGGCTTTCTTTCTTGCTTGTTCAGCAAGTTGTTTAGCCTTCTTCACGCTCACTGGTTGCTGATTCGTCGTTCCCATAGTCATCTCCATTTTCGTAACTTTCGCCTTCTTCCTTTGGCTGGCAAGCGCGTTCCCATGCTTGGCAGGTGCGTAGGTTGTGGCAAATGAAATCAAACTTTTGACAGAAGCCGCGCCCACCACCGTCTTTGTCATAGGCATCTTCTGGTACTTGCTCCATCTGGGCAAGCATATCCGGGCTGTCGTTGAAGTATTCGCAGTTAGCGCAGAGGTTGCGCCTTGCTTGATCGGGAGAGATGCGCCAGACTATTGAAATCTTGCGCCAATAATCGGTGTTTGGTTCTTGCGTTTTTTCAGGGCCAAGCATCCAATTTTGCTTGACAAATTCCCTGTTCTTAGCAAGTTCTTCAGCGTCCAGCTTATCTTCTTCTGGAGCCTCGATAACAATTTCAATGCTTGGAGCCAATAGTCCCTGCATGGCAATCCTTTCAGAGTTTCTAGTATTTTGCACTAAAAACTATGGTTTTTCAAGGATTGCAGCTTTTCTTTTGCAGCGAGTATAGCAACCACAAGACGGTTCTTTTTTCCAGTCTGGCGCATCGCCCCACTTGGTCATTGATTTAGCCATTTGTTCTCGCATGACTTTACACGGCTCTGACATCAGTAAACGCTCTCGGCATCCAGAGCATTTCATGTCAAAGAGTCCGTAGTATTCAGTCGTTTTGGCTTTCAGGCAATTTCGGCACATCAGCTTTAATCATAATGTATGCCCAAACTTTTTTGCGCTTCTTAGGCGTTGTATTGTCAACTTCAACTCGCATGACAATTTTAAGTTTGAATGTAAAGTGCCAAAGAGCGCATGATATTTGCGATGCCTTGAGATCAGGAAGCATCATGCTGATCTGCTTTAGCGTTACTGGCGCTTCAGCTTTAGACAATACTTCCCGAACTTTGTAAACAGGTTTTTGTTTTTCCATGCGCTGTATTGTAATACTAAAACACGCCCATGTAAATCAACACGGCTATTGCCAAGATGCTAACAGCACAACCAGCCAAGACAATCTTATCTGACTTGTGCATCCGTGGGATTTCCTCATAGATGCCGCCACGGTGGTACGGGCCAAATGCTTGTTCCATCGTCCGAGGGTATGTTCTGGTAGTCTGGTTCATTTGAGTTCTCCAATGACTTTTTTGATGGCTTCAATCAGTTCTTCAGCCTCATCCTTGCTCATCACGCAGTTTGCGCTTGCCCCAGCCAAGACAATACTTAGCCAGACTTGTTCTCCGTTGAACTCATCAACAAACAATTTTTTGTCGTCGCTTGTTCTGATTAAGATTTGAGTGTCCATTAGTGCAATGTCCTTTCGTGGATAAAAATAATAGGATACTTTTCGTTTAGCTCGTCTATCTCATCTTCCGTCAGCAGAGTTCCATCTTCGTACCTCCCTTCGCAGATAGAAAATCCATCAACCATAAGGCTATCAATGTCAATTTTCTTGCCGTTCAGTTCCATAGGATCAAGACTAACGCCGCCAATACAATGATACGCCAGTATATGTCTGATAGCGTCATTTCGTAGCTGTAATCAAATTTATCGCATCTCATTTGCTTTCTCCTGTGGCTTTGAAAATTGCTTTTCTGATTTCGTCAAGCACTTTGTGAACTCGGTGTGATTTATAGATTTCATCTTCTGCGGCATCTTCTACAAACGGAAGGGCAGAACATAAAGCATCCAGAAGATCGGGAGCAGCAGCCATCAGTCTGGCATTGGCTTCCTGTTCTTCCTCGCTGACGCAATTGGCAATCCATGCAACATCACAATGCGCCTTATCAGACCAGACATATCTGACACTCGTAGGGTCAATTGCTCCATGAACAAAATTAGGCGCGTAAAACCCATTTCCGTCCCACGGCCCCGGTGTGTACTTTTCCATTTTGTTGTCCTTTTGTGTATGGGGGCCGTAGCCCCCGGTTGATGATTAAGGACGCAATCCGATTGCATCGTAGTCAATACCAACAGACTTTCCGTGATATGAGGCCAAACCAGACATCCCTTTTGGTTCAGGCAGATGATTTCCGGGGCGGCTGGTGTACAGCTTTGCCGGTGCAACCATCCAAGCCACTGCAAGGCCCTTTGCGGCAAATCCAGACTCGCGCTTGTAGTCAGTCACCCACTCAGCCTTTTGAGAGCCTGAACGACGAACGGCCCACTTGTACTCATTTCCATAGTGGAAGCGGCTTTCAAAGATGTGAATTGTGGTAGCCACAACTTCGCCGGTTACCGCGTCAACCAAAACCTTGAACACATCAAGGTTTGCTTGGTCAGCCAATTCAGCGGCGCGGTCAGAGTCACGAGCGGTCACGGCGTGGCACCATTGACTGACGCATCCATCGGTGTCACTGCGCTGGAATGATTCTTCTTCGCGGCGGCGGGACTCTTCGGCTCGCGCACGCAAGCGTTTGCTGTCCTCGCTGTCAAAGTGAGGTAGGGTTGCCTCGGCCTCTTCGCGGGTTGGGTACACAAAATAAAACTGATCCATATCTAAATCTCTCATTTCGTTTCCTTTCGTGTTATGGCGATGTTGCCATGATTAGTATTATACACAATCTAATAGTACTATCGACCGCTTTATCATTGTATTTTTTTATTGGTCTTAGAACGCCAATAGTCTTTGCCTAATCTTTAGCTTCCATGCAAAAGTCTATGAATGAATTGGGTATGACAATTGATTCAGGGATTCATGCTTGGGGTTCAGTGGTTTAAACCACAGAGTTCAATGGCTCCAATAAAAAAAGCCACCCGGAGGTGGCTAAAGGGTGGCAACTGCTTTACCTTAGTTGTCAGTAGTCTCCAGATACCGCGCTACTTCTCCGCGATTCAAGACTGTTTCGGGGCACGACTACCAACACGGCTGGGGGCTGCTGTCGGAACCCTAAACCTCCGACAACCGTAGGGTGATGGTCTGCAATCCCCATGCGTGTTAACCCAAGTTTAACTCATTGGCGAATAATTAACTTCTATCTGGTGGGGGATAGACCACGAAAGGACTTAACAGTTTAGGATGTCAGCCTGCCTATCCCCCGAACTTTAAAATGGGATGTCAGCGTCCATGTTGTCGAAGCCGCTTCCAACAGGTTTCATTGCCTCGTGTGCCTTTGAAAGCACCACGGCATTGAATTTGTCGTTGCAATAGACGTGGTTCCAATACTTTCCTGTCTTTTCGTTCTTTGTTGCCGGGTAGCTAACAAAGTCGCCATTTTTGCCAGAAACGATCCTGCATGACTTGATCGTCAAAAAGGGTTCTGCGCCCTCCTTGCTGGCAACCATAACATCGAATTTGTTGCCTTCCCACGGTTTAATAGTGACTTCCATTACTGCTCCTTTGCTTTCTTGATTGCGTTACGAATTTTAGCCTCCATCATGTTCCACAGTGCGATTGTCTGATCTTCTTCCAGTCCAGCCGCTTTTACAGCTAGGTAGGCTTCTTTGGCCTGACCATTGTTGACCATATCTGTCAGTTCAGCGCAAAACTCTTGTAGGT